AAAGGCCTCCCTGTTTCGAGCCTATAGTAACAAGCTGTGATCTTTACTCCATTTGCCATCATCTCACGGTTGTAGTAACAGCTCTCGCATTTAGCCATACATTCACTCCTTCGCTATTTGTGTCGATACTTCATAAAGAAGACCATCATTCACCATACGTGGCATTGTCAATATCGAAAAAACCCATCAGCTTCAATGTGTTCGCTATGCTCATCTCCCCCTCCTCAATCCGCCGTCGGATCGTGCTATCGCTCATGCTGCGCCGGAAAAAGAGAAGGGTTTCCTTTGCCGAGTATCCTTGCAGGTACCGATAATCGACCGCTGCTTTCGCATCAGGGTCCTGAATCAATGCCCAAGCACGCCGGATCTGGTGGGTGTAGAACTTGTACTGCTTGTACACCCATCGCTGTTTCTCAACGAGAATTGCTGCATTCGCTGTTTTATCCGCATGCAGATCCTCCTGATCGATCCGTCGCGCCGCTTCCCCATCTACGGCTACCTGGGTCATTTCAGGCTCGTTTTCTTCAAAATCCCTCATCAATGAAACCATCTCTGTATATTTGCTGAGCAGGAATTTCGTCCGCTGGATCTCAACTTCATTCGCGGAAGGAAAAAGTTCTTCTTGTCCCCATACCATTGCCATTCCCCTCATTCCCCTTTATGGTATAATGTCAAGAGGAATGGTTTTCCAATAAAGACCCCCGCGCCCGCCAAGGATTGGGGGTCTTTGCATTACCATTTGAGATATTTGCCCCACCGGCCCTGCCGTGGAGCTGTGATTTGCGAGGCGTACTGGTTCCGCGGTGCAGGAGGCTTTGCCGCACCGATCCGGCGGACGTGTTCAGAAACCTTCTCCGGCGTCCAGACTTCCCGTTTAACCCCCTTGTCCAGCATGCGGATCACCTACCTTGATCTCATTCAAAATTGATCTTAGCTGTTCAATCTCTGTATTTTGCCGCTGGAACCTCGTTTCCTCAGCATGATACAGGCATGCCCAGTGAGCTGCGCATGCGTTAGATTGGCTGAGTTGTTTTTGAAGGGAAGTTATGGTTAGCTCCTTTTCGGCCAGCAGCTCCATCGCATACCGTGCATACCTCGCTAAAATTACTCCGTCTGCCGTGGTTTGTTCGTGTGGAGAACAATCCAACCAATATGCCGCCGCAATCCGGACGCGTTCATCTGTCAATTCTCTGGTGTAAGCTAGCTTTAGCAACTCTTCGTTTGTCATGGACGCCCCTCCCAATTCCAAAGCCCTTGCTGCCCCTTGATCGAGACTGGGTCAATCAACCTGACGTTATCCAACTGCCACGCATAGCGCCCTGGTGTGTAATCCCCGAACATATGCTCCATGGGAGAAATCAGATAATCTTGATCCTGAGAATGCAAATAAGCGATCTGTGTGTCATGATCGAACAACCAATCTGAGACGCGCCAGCATTCAACTAAATCAGCTATTGCTATAATGCTCCCGAATTGGAGTGGTGTGATCTCGCGCCATAAATTTGCATAGTCTCTTGCTAATCGCATGCATGTGTCAAAATTCTTCTGTTTACCCGCATGGATTGCTATTGGTCCCCGATAACTCGTTTTCCATCCGCGTGTCTCGAACCGCTTTGCACCTACTGCAATAAGTGATGCCCAAGGTTGATGGATAGTTATGGCTTTCATTTACCCCAAACCTCCTTGTGGCAAGATTTGCACACTTTCAGGGTCTTCCCGGTCAATCTATTCTGCATCTCAATACTTGCATGATTTTTATCGCAAAGTTGACAAATTGTCCTGCCACAGCCGGAACATTTTCGTACATCACTCATATTTTATTTCCCCCGCCAATCGGCTTGAACTCCCCAATGTCCTCTCCATAACTGCCTTTATAAACATCCCGATCATGTTCCCAGCAATTACGGCACATTTTCTTTCCGAATGCCGGGTCGAACAGATGAGGGTAGCTCAACTCCGTAGCCGGCTCACCGCACCAGTCACATTCTCTGAATTCAGGCATTGTTTCAAGCCAGGCAAACAAATCTACCCTTAGATTTTCATTATTAGTTGCTTCAGCGTAAGCTTCGAGTGCAGCCCGCGCCGCCGGGTCCTTCACCGGCTTAAGCACAAAGTATTCGCCCTCTGCTTCCTGTCCGGTTTCCCTGTTAATGACCCGGTATTTGTTATATAACCCTTTGTTCTGATCTCCCATCGATCTTCACTTCCCCTTCGCTTGGCTTTATAACCAGCAGCATCCGCGGCCCAGGTCCTTTAGATACATATCCTTTCTTGACCAGCTGCTCCAACAAGTTAAAGGCGGTTGATGATGATTGTAGCCCTAGATTTTCGCCGATCTCTCGAACTGTTGGAGGATAGCCGTTGGCGGCCACGAATGCTTTGATGAACTCTAGCGCCTCGGACTGACGTTTAGTTAATGATTTGCTTGTCATAATGCTCTCCTTCTTAGAAAGTCCTGAACTTCTGATATCCTCATAAGGATAGTTCCAGTTGTCCTACAGCTGGCTTGTACCGCTCAAATGTGAGCTGCCGTCCAGATCCGGTGCATAGCTCCGGGAGATTCGCCCGGACCAGCGCTTCTGCGAATGGCGGCGGAACAGCATTGCCGCAGCGGGCGACCTGGGCGCTCTTCGGATACCGCACGCCGTCAGCATCCACATCGATGATGTAGTTCGGCGGAAATCCCTGCGCCGCAAACAGCTCATGAGGCTCCAGCATCCGCATGCCGATGTCAACGATCTGATAGTCGACTCCCTCGATGGTGACCAACCCGAACCGGTCTTTGGTAGTGATCGTGTGCAACGGCTCATCCAGATGCTGGCCGTTGTCGGTGGTTCCGTAATATTTGAGCAGGAACGCCCGGACCTCCCCGACATGCATACCGCCAGCTGTGATCGTTGGCATCGGTTCAGTGACCGGCTGGCCGTGCTGACAGGTACCTCGCAGCTTGACCAAGTGCGAGGTAACCAGCCCGTACCTGTTGCTAGTGTCTTGGGTCAACAACGGACGTTTCATCGTTTGCCCCCGGGCGCTGTCGTCATAGGAGTGGTACTGTGTCAAAAAAGCTGCAACCATCCCCAGCGCATGGGCGGCTCCTGCCGGGCGGCTCGCACCTGCGCCGGATGTTACCGTGTGAAGCGGTTCGGATAGCTCATGTCCGGTGGCTCCACCTCGAAACTTGGTGATGTGCGGCATTACCAACAAATGCTCGACTTTGGTCGTAACGGTTGTTAAAGGATTGTTGATCTCATATTGCAGCCTGTCTCGTCCAAAACCCGTTTGCCCGATCCTGGCGATGTATGGTGTCACAACACCCCAGCCATTTTTCGCCGTAACAGTTTGGAGCGGCTCATCAGTACGTTGCCCCCGGAACTGTTCTCCCTGATGATTGACTTTGATCACATACGGAGCGAGGTATGGTCGCGGATTGTCTATCACGAACCTCTGTAACCCACGGGCGATCCTCCGCAACGTATTCTCCGCCAGTGGCTTTTTCCGCTCAAAAATACTCGGACACGGGATTGACCAGTCGATGATCTCCGCTGCCGTCCGCCAAGGCTTAAGCTTTCCGGATTTGACCTCATCGCTCTCTGGATCTCCATGTGTTGGTTCTGGCCATACGATCGGGCGGCCATCACAGCGAGCAACGATAAATAGACGCTTACGGATGGTAGGCGCTCCGTAATCGCAGGCCCGTAGCTCTCGGCTTTCCACCACATACCCAAGGCTCTCAAGCTGCGATTTCCATTGCTCATAGGTCTGGCCTTTCTTGCTTTTGACAGGGCGGCCCTTCCTAACGGGTCCCCAAGTTTTAAATTCCTCCACATTTTCGAGGATGATTACCCGAGGGCGTACCTTCCCGGCCCATTTGAGCACGATCCACGCAAGGCCCCGGATTTTCTTTTCTACGGGCTTCCCACCCTTAGCCTTACTGAAATGCTTACAGTCCGGAGAAAACCATGCAAGCCCGACCGGCTTCCCCCGTGTCACCTCCCTGGGATCGACATCCCAAACCGATTCGCAGTAGTGCTCCGTTTCCGGGTGGTTCGCCCGGTGCATGGCGATCGCAGCTGGGTCGTGATTGATCGCGATATCTACACTGCGACCAGTTGCCAATTCAATCCCGGTTGAGGCTCCGCCTCCGCCGGCAAAATTATCTATGATGAGTTCCCCCACAAACTACACCTCCGAGAATGAGATCATATGTTTGGTCAAACGGTCGAGCACGGTTCATCCGGCTCCATTTCTGCTGGGATGGTCAGCTGCTCCGCCCCAAACCCGCAATCCGGGCACCGGTATTTATTCATTTCCACTTGTTCCATGTCTCGGCCGCACTCGATGCAAACGAGAATCACTTTTGCCCCCTGAGCTTTTCAATTACCCGTTCAAGGTGCTCGCCAATTTGCGTCTGATCAAGCATTCGGTCATCCTCGGTTTCACCTTGCTCACCCATAATCCCCTTAATCTGCGCTGTCTTTAAGCCAAGAGCTTCGAGCATTTGCTCGTCACTCCCACCAGCAGAGACCAGATAATAGCTCATAACGCTCTCATTTTGGCCTATCCGATGAGCACGGTCCTCACATTGACTATGGATACCAGGCGACCAGTCCAGTTCACCGAATACAATGACATTCGAGCGATGTTGTAAGCCATCGATGCCGGCTGCGGCCCGGAGAGAGATAATGATAAGATTGGTCCGCCCTTCGATGAATGCCGCCTTGGAACGCTCCTTTTCAGTGGCTGACTCCTCCCCGGTGATGAACACCGGATTATAGCCCTTGAGCTTCTGCCGCCAAACGTCGTATACGCCGTGGTGATATCCGTACAGAATAACCGACTCCCCAGCATCCAAAAGCATCTTCACAAATTCGGCCACATAAGGGGCCTTCGCCTTACCGGTCTCTTGGCGCAGCCGACGACCAATCTCTGACTTCAAGCGGCCGCGCTCAAACCCTTCGGCGGCATCATAGTCGGCAATCATATCCATAATGTCTCGCATGGATCCGGTCATATCATCGCTGTCAATGGCCTGAATGATCCGGTGTTTTTTAGGTAACTCGTCCAATACCTCGTCCTTCGCTCTTCGAAGCATCAACCCTTCATGCCTCAGGTATGCACCGAGTGCCTCCGGATCCTTGACAATCTTCTCGCCATACCCCCTGCACCACTCCTTAGTAAACGACTCAAAATCTCCAAGACAATGAAAATCAAGAATGTTCATGATGTTCCACATTTCCGCGCCGTAGTTGTATACCGGCGTTCCGGAAAGAGCGATGACGTTCCCGTCCTCTATGCTTTGAGCCAAGATCGAAGCATTGCTGTATTTCTCGGTTCCACTGTGCCGGAGCTCCTGTACCTCATCGAACACAGCAAATTGCAGCTCCATCTCCGCCAAATGGCGGCCCCACGCCCGCAGTAATCCGTAATGAATGATGTAAAAATGTGCTTGCGGCAGTTCGTATGGTCTTAACCCCTTGATGATGTGAACATTCAGCTCCGGAATCAAAGATCCCTCAGTTGCTACAGGCTGGATAAAACGCTTAATCTGCTGCTCCCATTGCCGTTGAACCGATGTCGGAACAACGACAACCCCAGGATATCGTCCAAGGTGCGCCACCCATGCCAGAGCTTGCACCGTTTTCCCGAGCCCCATATCGTCAGCAAGCAACGTCGGCGCCGAATTAATCAAGAATCCTGCCCCTTCCTGCTGAAAAGGCCGCAACTCACCGTTGAATACCGACGGCTCCGGCTGAAGTTTTATCGGACTCTTGATGATCGACAGCCGCTTTACCGTATGCTCCCGAGCTTTTTCAATTGATTGCCTCCAGATCTCCTGAGATTTAGCCTTGATCTCTAGCGGATATCTCATCATGAACCAGTTGAGATCACCATCGGTTCGTTTGCTCCGGGGCCACCGTACGGTCTTCCCGCGTCCTTTTGACCCCGGGAACAATCTTTTTGCAGCCATCACAGCAGCCTGATTGCCCTTCATCACCCACTCGTTTCGTTTTTGGTCATATTCCAGCGTCCCGAATGTTACGAGCGGTTCATCTTCTAGTTCCTGTAAAAATTGTGGTACCCCCATGACTCCCTCCTACAGTGCAATCCCCCATAGTTTTCTTAGTCCTAGTGATCGGCACGGCTTACCAGCGACCTCTGCCGGTACATCCTGGTATCTCTCGATGACAAGGATGATTCCCTTCACGGCATCAAACCGGGCATAACGTTTGAGTTGCTGCTCCACGGCCACTGAGTATGGTTTGCCTTTTTTGACCTCGATCCCGATGCCTGACGCCGTCAAAAAATCAATGCGACAGCGCGGTCCAAGTTTATGCTCGTGTTGGTATGCAATGCCGGCTTTGTTGAGCGCCGCCGCAATGGCCCTATGGATTTCAAACTCTTCTGCGACAACTCCGATTCGTATGGTTTTGAGCGCGTTCAGTACGTCGTCTATCTCTTTCAAACGGCATCCCCTCCCTTTTTTCATCGCCCAGCAGCATGTACACCTCGCCGATCTGCCGTCCATCGTCGTCATAGATTAGATCCCAAGGAGTATCCTGAAAAAATGGATCAACACGTCTTCCCTCACTGCGCACGCTTGCCGCCTCCGATCGTGAGCGTTATCTCGAATTCCTTCATGCCCTCCTTGATTTCAGCCGGTGGTGTTGCAGGGAATTTCTCCAGCAGTTCGGGGAGGTCCGGCCAGCGCCCGGCGCGCATGTAGACGTGCCTCATGTACTCGTAGACGCTCCATTTACTCCACGGCCCGCTCATGCGCCCCACCGGAGCCGCCTAACCTGCCCCTTTTCCTTGCTCACGATCACCATTTGTACGCCGTCATCCCGTTCAACCAGCCAGCTATCAGGTTTAAGTTTCTGCCTGGCCAGCTCGATCTTTTGCTTACGTGTCGGCTTTTTAAGTTGCACCCCTGTCTCCTCCCCTCACGCCCAGCGGCGTTTATCAATATCTGGCACTTGTTGATTCGGCGGCTGCGACCCCGGATCGCTATGTCCGCGTTCGTAATTGACGAACTTGTTGTAGTTTTTCAGGAATACCAGCTCCACGGTACCAACCGGGCCGTTCCGCTGCTTTGCGATGATGATCTCGATGATGTTCTTCTTCTCGGTTTCTGCGTTGTAGTAATCGTCCCGGTACAAGAAAGCCACAATGTCGGCGTCCTGCTCGATCGCACCGGACTCCCGGAGGTCAGACATCATCGGGCGCTTGTCCTGCCGCTGCTCGACGTTGCGGCTCAGCTGGGACAAGGCAATCACCGGAACATCCAGCTCCCTGGCAAGGTGTTTCAGCGTTCGTGATATCTCCGACACTTCCTGCTGGCGGTTCTCCGCCCCCCGGCCACGGCCTGTGCTGGCGATCAGCTGCAGGTAATCAATAACGATTAGCCCGAGCCCTTGCTGTTTCTTTAGCCGCCGGCATTTGGCGCGTATTTCATGAACCGTAATGCCTGGCGTATCGTCAATTAAGATGTTGGCCGCCCCGAGCACCCCCGCGGCTACCGAAAGCTTCGCCCAGTCGTTCTCGGCCATGTCACCGATGCGGAGCCGGCTCGCCTCGATGTTGCCCTCCGCGCTTACCATTCTGGCCACAAGCTGCGGCGCCGACATCTCCAGGCTGAAAATCGCTACTGGGTCATTACTCCTTACAGCTACGTTTTGAGCGATATTCAAGGCAAACGCCGTCTTCCCGACGGACGGCCGGGCCGCGACGATGATGAGATCGCTCTTTTGAAGGCCGCCAAGCATTTTGTCCAGATCGGTAAATCCCGTCTGGATCCCCGTGACCACCCCGCTCTTGTACGCCTCCGCTTTGATCTCCGTCGTTTCAATCACTTCAACGATGACGTCATCGATTCGTTTGAAATCTTGTGGTGGTGCGGCCTGGTCCGTCAGCTTAACTGTGGCAGCCTGCATCTCCGATAAGAGTGCCTGAACGTCTTCCCCTGACGATGCAGCAGCAATCTGCGTCTGAGCGGTGTGAATGATCTCCCGAAGCAGGTGTTTGTTTTTTACCGCGGAAACGTAACTCTCGATGTTTTCTGCCGTCGGGACCGAGTGCGCCAGCCGAGATAAGTAGGTCACGCCGCCGATATCCTCCAGCTCGCCGTTGTCCTTCAGTCGTGAGGTCAATGTCACCAGATCGATGGGATCACCGTCGTTGGCGAGCTCCAGCATTCGTCTGAAGATGATTTGGTGCCCGGCGTGATAAAAGACTTCCGGCTGTAAGCCGTCCACGTGCTCAATCACTTCCGGCTTGATGAGTACAGCCCCGAGAACTGAGCATTCAGCCGCCAGATCGTGAGGTAGGTCAGTTAATCGGTCGGCCCAGTTTTGCATATACGGCCTCCTTCCACCCCGGCGGAGGTGGGCAAGCGTTCTTCGCGGCTTCCTCCCGCGCCGCAAAGTATTCGTCCGTCGCTGCCTTCATCCGGTTCCGTTCGATCTGCTCGCCGAGGCTGCCGCGGATCTCCGCAATCGTTGGCGGCCATTTACTGGTCATGATGTGTTGCTCGATATTTTTCATAGCGACGTCAAACGGTAAGTCATGTAGATATTTATAATGCCGATCAATATTTGCTTCGCTGTCGTCGAAATTCGGATAATTCTCAACCAGTTCAGCAAATAGCAATATTACATCACTTCTGTCCACTGACACGTCCCTCCTCAGCTAGTCTTCTTAGCTCCGCCGCCCTATTGATCCGCTGTTGTTGGCGGCTCTTCTTGTTGGTCGGTGGATCTTTCCCCATTTGATAAGCTGCGTCATAAGCAACTGCCCCCTTTAGGGTTTTTGCACCTCCTGCGGCGTAGTCATTGAGTATCTTGAGGACTAGACTAATCCCAGCTCCCTTCGTACCAGCTCGCTCGATTGCTCGTACAATAACCGATTCCTCAAATCCTTCATCATCGATGTACTTCCCTAGCACTTCGGCTTGATAAGGCGTCAAATCCCGTTGATTAACACGAACATATGCCGCAGGAAATGTTTCTGAAGATTTAGTTTCGACCTCGCGCGCAGCAGTAGCAGTATTCAGTTCTTCTTCAAGTTCTAGTTCAGGGGGAATTTCCGGGAACTTCCGGGAAATTTCAGGTGTACCGACGGAATTTCCCGGAGGATCAGGATATTTTGACTTTGTACGTTTATGTAATCCCTGTTGATGTTCGTCAAAATTCACGATTTGGATGTACTTCTCCCCGTCCACTTCATACCATTTGATCAAATCCCGGCTCGCCATATCTGTCAGTGCCTGTTCGACATCCTTAACCGTTTCATCTCCCATGGGGACAACAAGAGCTCTAACCTTGGCTGGAGAGCCGGGCATTCTTCCGAAGTCGTCAGTATGAGGGATCATCCAAGTGTAAAGAAGGCGTCCGAAGAGAGATAGGCTATTCACTTTTTCCGATATACTGATGACTTTACTCACCATTCTTCTTTCGGCCATACTTACCAACTCCGATCTTGATCTCAACCAAACTTGAAGCTTCCGGGGAATCTCCTCATTAAGATTTCTTCAATGTCTTGAACGATAACGAAAGGGTCTTTAACCACGTCAGAACCTGAATAGCGCAATGTGATAATCCCTAGTTTTGTAAAGTAGCGGTCTCTCCTCTTGTCACGAGAAGCCTGCGTTTTCGTTTTCTCGTGAAACTCATGGCCATCACATTCAACGACAATTTCTAACTTGTTTTTTCCAGAACTATAAGAGAGATAGAAATCGGCATAATATGGGCCGAACTTTTTCTGAGTTTCTAACTTGATAGTGTCCATAAGCCTTTGATCACTTAACCATTCAAAGATTTCGGCAAAAGCGATCCTTTCGATTGGCGTCATAGTAAGCTTCTCCATCCTCGAAAACAATTCAGTTGAATGATCGACCTCAGCCTTAATTCTTCTTTGTTTGTATGCCTCCCAGCCACTAATCATCATGCTCATCCCCTAAACTTGCTTTCTGTCATCTCGCAGATAGATGATGGGGTACTTGGCTCGGACTACCGTCCATCCCGGGTAAGCGCGGGCAAAGTAAGCCTTCGTCTCCCGTTGGAACGCTTCCGGATCCGACTTCATAAGTCGCCAGATCCGGTCGCCCATCATACTCTGGAGAAGTTTTTTCTGGTCGTCGATCATCGTTTCGCCACCATCACCATCTTGCCGGTGATCTCCTGAATCTCACGCTTAAACCTCTCGGCATCTGAGTTGCCGTCAGATAAATGCAGCAGCCAGATCTCTTCAACCCTGCTGATGTCGTTGGCCTTTAAAAATCCTTTGACGTGCTCCAGGCCGAAATGAGACCGTAAAAGCCGCTTCTTCTGTGCTGGATGCAATTGCCCGGAAGCTACGCGCTGATTCACGATATCAAGCGAGTAATTGCATTCCACCATGATGTGAGTCAAGCCAGCGAAGCGGTAACGGCAATAGTAGGTGTCCGTCAGGAAAACCAGCTTGTCCCCCGCTGTGTTCGCCATGATAAAACCTAATGGCTCTGCGGCATCATGCTCAATCTCAAACGGTCGGACTGACCATGTTCCAATCTCGAATTGCTGATGCGCTTTGATTAGCTTCAGCCGGTGCCCGGAGAGCCCCAGGGCATCCGCTGTCCCTTGGCTGGTATAAATGGGTATCCCCGCCTTCATTACGTCCTTAGCTGCCTTGCTGTGGTCCCCGTGTTCGTGACTGATTAGGCAACCGGCAATGTCCGACATCCTAAAGTTCAACTCCCGCTGAAGGGATTTGAAAGGAAAGCCGGCCTCCAGCAGGAGAGCGGTGCGCCCGTCCGTGATCCGGTAGGCGTTGCCCGCGCTGCTGGAGCCGAGGCATTGAATATCGATCATCAGAAATCCGGCCCTTCGGTGCCGGTCGGAGGGATGTCTCCCCCTCCGAACTCAAAATTCAATTCGCCCTGACCGACCAACTCCTCATCAGGTTTGGTCGGTTCTGGCTCCGGTTCAGAAGATGCAGGAGGCGTAATGTCGATGACCTTCTTGTTGGCATTGGCGTTGATTTCACGCTCAACCTCTGCCTCCGCAAAGTCGCTTTCCATCTGTTTCAACCGTAGGTAGTCGTCGTCGATCTTCTGGCTGTCGATAGTGATGTCGTTAAATGCTGCCCGGTACACAGTCTTCCAACACATTTTCTCGTACCAGCCGTCAACTTTTTCGGTCCCTACTTTCTTACCGCTCTCCCACTTGTCCTTTTCTCCTCCCCAAAACTCGGGGCTGGCATGATCGGGCTTCCGCTTTTCGATCTCTTTGATCGTCATCATCACCAGTTTGTTTTTTTCTGGTGTCTTCGTGTACAAGTGAAAGTAGAAGCCGCCAAGTATCGTTCCGCGATCAAACGGGTTTCTGATCTCAAATTCGTACCCTTCGTATGGATGATTTGCATCCTTTTTGATTGGAACGAAGTAATCATTGGAGTAAACCAGTTCAACCGTTACATGATCCGGAACATCCAGACCATATTTGACTGCTTTAAGTTCAAGCCCCCGATATCCCTCGATAAAAACAATGTCGTATTTGCCGGTATTGTTGTTTTTGAAGGGAATCAAGTTGATGTGGTTCGGCTGTGAAGGATCAAACCCGATTCTCGCGCAGGCCACTACATCTCTGGCCAACTTGTCCATATTCACATTCGCCCAGGTCACCGGCAGTGGGTCGCGGTACTTCTCCGATTTCTTCATACGCTTCTCTTCAGCAGCCTTTAATACCGCATCTAGCGCGATAAAGTAATTCTGGGCCAGTCGCTTCTGGAAATTTGTCAATGCAACTTCACCAACACTGGAGCCAAACTCGGCAATAACCTTGGTCATAAAGCGCTCTGATTGCGTCGGTTCCTTCTTGGCAAGCGCTCCTTGATTTTGGGTTGTCAATTAAATCGCCTCCTGATAGGTGTCATTTTGGGTTACAATTCGGAGTTTTTTATCAGGCTCAGAAACGATCAACCGGATCACTTGGGCATCCGTGTCGATCAGTTGTGTTACAGCTTCGGCATTGTCAATAAAGATTGGGGCTGTAAATCCGTAGTGCTGGGAGAGCGTGTTGATGATATCCAAACCCACGTTGATCCGCGCCGCATTATTAAGTCCGCCGTCGTACGGTACTCCGTTATAAAGCGTGTCGCAGACTTCTTTCAGGCCACCGTTGATCTGTTCCTCGAAGAGTCGGAAGCGGGCATACTTAAATTTTGAGTTGATCTTGGAATCCAACAGCGCCACCTTAGAACGGGTGAACTCTTCAGTAAGGAAAAGTTCCTCTTGCAGCCGCTCATATTCGGCGGCAAGTTCCCTTTCTTGTTTCTCGTAATCGGCGATCCGCTTCTCGGCGTCGCGGTAAGCATCGAATTTGTATCTTTCTCGCTCCAGGTCGCGAAGACTTGTCTCTAGACTGGAGATTTCCTGTCTTAACCGACCACATTCACCTTGAACGGATTCGCGAAGACAGAGAATTTCCTGCTGTACGGCTTCCTTCTCCTGGAGCAGACTTTGATATTCCGGGTCAACCTTCGGATCCTGAATGTTTGAACGAAGCTGGTCAAGGTCTTGTTCGGCTACCGCCAGTGTGCTTTTAAGCTTCGATGCTTTGTCGCCAATCAGTTCGATCTCGTGACTGAGCCGTTCATTTTCAGCTTGTAACCGGATGACCTCTTCCTTAGCTGCCTTCCCACGGCTGTTGATCAGTTCAAGCCGTTGGGCTTTATCCCGGTTAAACGCTGCCTCTGCTTTCGCGTGAGCTTCCTGAATCTGCTTGATCGGAAGAACTTGACCGCACGCTGGGCAATTATTGTCGTGATGTTGCCCCTCGAATTCCTTGCTATTGACTTCCGTCCATTCGGCGCGGAGCCTGTCTACTTCGCGATTCTTCAGATCGATGTTCTGCTCATTTTGCCGGATCTGATACCGCTTGTCGTCGATTTGTCGGCGCAACATGTCGTAATCCCTCTGGAGCTGGCTGACCTCATTCCGCTTGACTGCGATTTGATCGAGCACTTCAGACTGCAAGCGGTTCTGAATGGCTAGCAGTTCCCCTTCAATCTCCCGAATACGCTTCTCCTTCACAACCGTCTCTCCGCCGTTTTGGATCCGGAGGACCTCAGCTTCCTTGACCTTGATTTCTGAACGGAGCTGGTCAAGGCGATCTTGGATCTGTTTCTCATCCAAGCCAGTGATATCCGGCTGGCTCCGCTGCGCCTCGCTGATGCGGATCGGGAGCTCCTCGATCTCCTTGTTGATCATTTTGCATCGGGCCGCAACCATCTTCTTGTGAGCCTCGACATCCCGATCACCCAGGATTGCCGGCAGTCGGCTAAGTGCCGAATTCGAGTGGATAACCTCTGCGTCCGTTACATCGCCGCAGATTTCGAGTAATACCTTCCGACGCTCTTCCTTTTTAAGCTGTTCGTTGAAAAACGATGGACTGGTCAGCAGGCGGAAAAGATCTTCTTTAATGATGGAATCCACTTCCGCTTGATACTCGGATTGTTTCACGGGCACGCCATCGATGTAATAATCTGTGGTGTGTCCCTCGAAGGAATCCATCACCGACCCACGTTTCTTTGTCCATTTTTCGGAGTATACCCGCCGGAATGTCCGGCGGCGGCCATTGACCAAAAGGTCCGCTTCCACTTCATGCTCCAGTTTGTGACGGAGCACTCTTCCCGTTGAGTCCAGTTCTTTGATCTCAAATTTCTGTTCTGATCGGTTGGCACTGTCTTTGCCGAACAGTAACCAGGTGAAGGCATCAAACAGCGTAGTTTTTCCCGTCCCGTTATCCCCGTAAACTTCGACATTTCCGCCATACGTAGTAAGGACAAACTCCCTGAAACCTTTGAAATTTCGGAGCGTCAAGCGCTCCAAGACGATTTGGTTCAAGCTATTTCCTCCTCTATCGATTGATTGATTTCATGATTTAAAATGGCTTGTTGGTCTGGCGTCTCCGGATAACGTATGCCATCTAGATAAGTCCGGAGGGCATATTCGACTTCGGCCAAGTGTTCTGGAGCTGCGAAGAGTTGAATAACGCCAAAGTCTCCGCGCAAATAGAGAGCCGGAGCGCAATATGGAGTTTCTGGCAACACATCGACTTCAATGTTTCCCCCACTAAAATCAACAGAATAGGCTGCGCCCAATCCAATCCCTCCTCTTGTCGGATTCG